TTTTGATATTACTTTCATTTGTATTACGTCGCATGAATGATGCGCGGCTACTACCTTTCAGTGTATTCCTGAATGATGTTTGTATAAGTTTTTGACCCTTCTCAATTACCACCAGCCCCTTTTCTTTAAGTCCCATTTCTGGGCTGCTCGAGCTATCCGCTCGCAGAGAATGACCCCCGGGATGCGTGTTGTCGAAATTTCGAATTTCCACGCGATCTCCCCCGTTCCCAAGTGTGTTTTACACTTTCTTTTTCCCTGTTAGTCATACCACCATATGCACTTTCTCATACCACTAGGCTCCTAAGTTTCTGCTTTATCTCTAAACTTTTATCGTACCTTCTCGACTTTTGTCGCTATCTACATCAATTTATTTTCTTTCTCATGTATTTGAGTTATAATTTTGACTGTGAACGATTAGCTGGACTCAATGTTTTCCGAAACATCCAGAATCTATAACGAATTTTATAATTGAATTTATTTTGTAAGCTCAGACAATTTTCCCGCTACTTTATTTGCATTGTTATCGATGAACCTTTCAGATGACCCGCTGTTATGATGAGAGTAGGACTGAAATGTCCGCTTTTATTATATAGCATGAGTTACACTCTCTCACCTTTGAGTGTTTCCAAGCTAAAGGCTTTTATTACCCCAATTGCTAAGCCTGAATCCAACTGCTACGTGTAGTTTGGGCTCCGTCGGCCTGATAGACAAGATTAGTATTAAGTTAAACGTATTCAACACCACTAACGAGTTGAATAATACGACCCCTCTTGTCGGATCTACCTTCCGAGACTACTACACCGACTGAAACAAGTTGGCGGCGAACCCGTCTATTCCCTGAAGACCGAACAGATACACACCAGAATTATTTCGTGTATTGTCGACAGGCGCTATGATGGAATCTTAGCGACGCTGGCAACACAGCGTATACCTTTTCCATGTGAGACTTGTTGCAAAGTTCACGCACTCTTTATTATATTCTCCACAGAACCCCACTCTACGATGGTTTCTAGTTTACTAGATTGTTACTGCGTTCTCTCTCTTTCCACACC